GGCGTATCTCCCGCTGGTGCGCTTGAATTTGTGGTTAGCTGTACTCTTAAGTAAGTAGGGCCATAGCCCGAAGCGTTCCCAAGAGTAAGAGAACCTAGGGCAATAGCTTGTGCCGTACCTGAGCCAGTTGGAACAGCAACGCTCGAAGCTCCACCATCAGCGGTTGCTGTGCTTGAACTAGTTGATTGGGTGTAACCAGTAGCACTTGTACCAACAGCTCCGTATGTGGTGGAAGTCCAAGTTGTGGACTGATAAAACCTTATATTGCTGAAGGTATTCGTAGCTGTGGTTGAAAAGTAGGGTCTAAAATGTAAACCAAACGAGTTCTGTCCCGCAGGAATGTTAGAGCCCGCTGTATTATAGTCGGCTGTTCCTGGATTAGTTGCCTGCTTGAAATACCACAAAGAACCAGTCGCTCCTAAAAGCGACACTGTTCCTGCACCAGTACCTGTTTGTTGTGCCACACTAAAGGTAGCTGCCATTAGCTAATTCACCCCCCTTCTGTATAAATACAAACTTTGAACACTATTTATTTTCCTTTCTTGGATGGTTTTTTACTTTGTGCCTTTTTTACCGCTTCCACATCCTCTGGAGATGCTTCTCCGAAAGCTACTCCATCAGGGCCTGTACAACGGACACAGATTCCATCGTCAACAAGTTTTTGGGCAACCTTTTGGTCTTCAACCCAAACGATTCCATGTTTAGGCCAACCCTCGTAGTCTTTATTGAATCTAAGCCACATACTTTTAGGTTCACCCCCTTCGTACCAACAAAAAATCCACCCCCCTTGGGGTGGACATTCTTTAGAAAGAATCCTATTGGGGAGACCTGGATGTCTCCACGAAAACCCTACTGACTAATTGTAGATTCAGGGAAGGAAAAATGTCAAGTTTTTATAAAGCCAATCGTTGTGGTGCCCGAAATGGTGGTGGCTATCACTTGGCTATTGGTAACAAATTCTGATGTGGTTTCTCCTGGTTCTAGTTTATACCCTCCTTGTCCTGTAGTTGAAAGGAAAACTGGAACATTTCCCTGATTTTTAATCTTTACTTTGCTTACCGAAAACCCGTCAAAAATTTTCACCTGTCCCTGAATAGGAACCTCGGCGATAACCAATTCTGAAACATTCTCTTTTACATATTGAGCCAAATAATCCCGAAAGTCATGAAGAAATTCAAAGTAAAAAGCCTTCATGCTTTTCTTTGTTGGAACTTTTGGCTTGTCTTCTATTTCCCTGTCCATGATACTTGGATTTTTCCTGTAAAGATAGGTAAAACAATACAGCGACAATTGCCTGACCAAATTACCTTTCCATTCCTCCTGACCCACAAAATGTGATTTCTTGGCAACTCAACATCATAAACAAAGTCGTTATAGTAAACAGAATTTATCTTTGTTCCCTTTTGATTTTTCGAAAAATAAGCATTCTTGTGACTTAAAACAGAAATAATATGAAAATCGTGATTAATTTTATATTTGCCATTTCTGAATTCTTGTATCTTTCCCTTTGCCTTTCTCGTGTGAAACGATGGTGTTTTTCCCGATTTTAAAATAAGTTCTCCCAAATCGCCTGCCATTTTCTTGCTTGATGTAACTATTTTTGTACTATCAGAAAACCTGTATCCCTTCCACGTTCTTCCCTTTTGTATATAACCATCTCCTAAAATATAAGCATCTAAAAATATTTTTATTAGCTCTTTATTCATCCCTTTTATTTTTGGGGGTACATGCCTCTGGTGACTTCGACCATACTTCATTAGCTCGATGCCCAGTCCTCTATCGGCTATATAGATAGCCTCCTTTCCCATGTTAACCTTCCATGGAAGGTTTTTTATATCTTCATAAATTTTCAGCAAATTTCCTTTATGGCATTGGGGTATCTTAATCTGATAGCTTCTTTCTGACCTCTTCGTCGTGCTACCTTCACTAAGATAATAGCCCATGAATTTACAATAGGTTTCTGTGTCAACCTCCTTATTACCTAGCCTAATCTTTGATGGAGAACTTCCTTCCCAATTTACCCACTTAGGTATTCTAAATTCGCTGTATTCAATTACTCTTTCGGCTGGTTCTATTCGCCAATCTAAATATTTCCTATCTTTTGTCCTATTTCTGATGCCCACCAACATATCGTGATTGGGTGTAACCATCAAATCTGTCTGGTTGGAATTGAAATGAATCAACCTACCCTCAAACTTATAGGCTATATACTTTTGGGGTTTTAACCATTCTATAGAAAAGTCTTTGGGGTTGAGAGACAATATTTTCTCGTTTCCACGCAGATTTTTAAATAAAAGCCACCCCCTATCTGTATAAACTTCTGTTTCCTTGTCATAACACGCTATGTGAGCTGGAATATTTAAATGTCCACTAGGAAATGGGTCTCCTACAGGAATTGCCCCCGCCTCCTCGTTGGCAAGGCAAACTGGACAAGTAATTTCATCTCTGCTCGAAATCCACTTCTTTTTCTTTATATTGTTCCTTTTAAAAATTTCTTCTTCTATCTCCCCCATCGCCAAGACAGCTTCATTTTCGGCAATCTTGTCCGCCCTTATTTTAGCCTGCCTCTTGGCCTCATTTCCAAGCAACTTTGCTATCTCAAAACTTGTCAGGTTATTGTTTAACCCCTCCTCGATTGTTCTCGCAATCCAATCTTGGGTAGTTTTATCTACCATTTTAATTACCTTCTTTGCCCTTTTGTTTATCTGTTTAATTATCGTTTTATCCTCTAGCTCGAAGGTTTTATCTGAGTTGAGTTTGTTTAGTGTAGATTGTCCTCCCCTTTCTGTTGCCCACATCAGAAATTCCCTTATTTCCGCTTCTTTTACAAATTGCGTTAGAGGAATCCATAAAAAGGCTATCTGTTCCAAAAAATCTTTGTTTTTTAACTTCTTAACTGCCTTTCTTACCATGATTATTTCATCTACCTTTTCGATTTTGGCAAAGTAGCGAATTTGTTTCTCAATAGCATCCGCTATCTTGTCTCTAAAGTTGGAGTAATCGTTGCTGACAATAGCCCCATGAACAGCAACATTCAAACGAATTTTATAGAAGAATCTCTCAATTGCTCTTTGAATTTTTCTTAGTTTTTTTTGATTCATATCCCACAATAGTACTTACCTCATCGTAAAGATCAAGCATGGCAGAAACGACATCCGTTTGCTGGCTTATAAAAGGATTGAAAAGGTCATCCAAATCTTTCTTAGATTTAACATTTTTCAGACCCTCCTCGATTAATTTTTGGGTTCGTGAATCAATTATTTCGGTTTTGAAATCTCTAAAACTTTTCCCTTGCTTCAAATCATTAGAGGCAGCCCTCTTCCACCTCTTTAGCTCCTCTACCACATCTGCCTTGGTAAAATCTCCAATTTTTTGTTGAATATCCGCTGGTTTGGGTACGGGTGTCCCCGTCCCCGAATCGGGAATGAACGGCTTCAGCCCTGCCTCAGATGAACCAACTAAATCTTTTACCATGATTGGACCTACTGGTGTCATTATATAATGACCAAGACCAATTGGTTCTAGTCCTTCTCCAATTCTCCACTCATCAACAGAAACCGCCCCTGTCCTAACAAGTTGTGCGAATACATTTGCTTCCTCCTCCATGTTTGTGGGATTTATGTTTGTCCAAACAAAGTGCAGATGTTCTTGCCCCAAGTCCTCCTGAATCATTTCATCAAACATTTCCTTTAAGAAGAGAGCAAGAGGAAAAAGCCCCCTCTCTTTGCCAATTTCCCACTCTGCCTCTGTTGCTCCCTTCCCCCTGTCAAACTGAAAGCCAATTGCTTGGGGAGCAACCTCCAATGTCGAGCAAACTTGCAAAAGCAACCATTTATCAAACCTTTCAAACTGGATGTCGGATGCTTTTCTCAGGGGGTGCCATTTCATTCCTTCGGGTAGGAATTTTATTTTCCTCTGAAATCTTGCGTTTCCCGAAAACATAGCATCCCATGCCTCCTGCCATAACTTCAGCTGGTCGGGGCTACTTGCAATGTCTTTTGGTAACTCCACAAAGCCCTCAGGAACATTCCCTTCTTGGAAATAAGCAATGTTGTAAGCCGCCAATTTCAGAGCAGTCGTAACTACCAAAATCAAGGCCTCTACAGGAGATAGCCCATAAGGACTATTTGTCCTTGGGTTCATTATCTTGTAAATAAGCTCATCTGTTGTAAGTCTTGCCTTTTCCCTCCCGCCTATTTTTTGAATGTAAGCCTCATTGGGAGGCTGAGGAATTGTTCCATCTTCGTTTAAAACAAGTTCTATCGTAGAACCATCAATTGGCAGGTAGCCTATCAAATCCCCCCTCCTATTCCTCCTGCGATAGACGGCAACAGCATCCAAAACAAGGAGGTCTTCTATAATTTTATTTACAAAAGTTCTGAAGGAAAGCGTTTTGTCGCCAGCGGGATATCGGAAAAAATTCTTAACTACCCTGGCATCCTTTTCGTATTGCTCTTTCTTCTTTTTGTTGGTGATTACTTCTTTGGGGGCAATTGTCCATTCAAGTTGATTTATCTGGCGTTTGCGATAGTTAATACACGATCTCAGTGGAGGATAATAAACCGAAAAATCACGAAGGGTTTGGAACCTGACGCCTCTTGGCAAAACCTTATCCACAACCCCTCCCTCTTTAACGATATCTGTTCCAAAGGTTAGGGCTTGCGTTGCTAGGGCTTTTTCAACATCCCCTTCCTTTAATTCTTTAACTGATTCATTAATTATTGGTGCTATTGCCCTCTTAATAAGGTTTGTCCAAATTGCCATTTTATACTTTTAAGTGCCTTGCATTTATTCTTAGCCAGTCTATAAAACTAGGTGTGAGCCCCTCGTCGGGTTCACGATAATAATCTAGTAACGCCTGTCCAGTTATTCCACGTAGTTGAGCTGCTCTTGCTAAGTTTAAAGCGTGCAGATAATGGTCAGGCCCTTCCTCTACCCACTTTGGGGTATCTCTTTTGTCCATAACCCGAACTGCCGCTCTTATCTGTTCGTAAAATCCTTCTACGCTCTCTATATTCTGAGGAAGCTCTATTCGCTGATTTTGTATATCACCTATAAGGTAATCCAGTGACATGGTTCTGTCAAGTTTAACTTCATACTTAATGTCATCCCACTTAATATAATCCTCTAGTGGGAACCTCATGTTGGGCGGATACTCGGCTGCGTATACTCGCCCTGGGAATTTATTTATCATTTCCCTTACCTTCATTACTTCGGGTTTTTTGTCTATAACCATTATCTTGATTTTGTATTTATTTATAATTGACTCTAGGCTATCATAGGGTCCTTCGAACTTCCTAACAGTTCCCGCATAGAGAACCCTCATCGCATCCTCACCTATTTTCTGAACAACCACCACATGGATATATTTGACACCGACATCTACCCCAGCATAGGTGTCCTCTTTCCTTACTATGGGAATATAGTAATCTCTTTTACACGCATCTAACTCTCCGATTCGTACTCTCTGTCCACTTACTTCGTATGGTAGCCCCAAGTCTTGGTTAAAAAATTGTTGTAATGTGGAAAATCCTTCTTTCTGAGCCTTCTTATACTTCTTGATAATCGCTTCTATTGTTACCATGGGATTGTAGAGGCCGTTTATTTTGTATCCGTGAATTTTGCTTTTGGGATTCGTTACCTTCCACCTCCCATCTGCCAACCTATTGAGGGTCTTTTTGCACTTTGTGCATCGTACCTTCTTTGTCTTAAAGTCCACATGCTTAAAGAAGTCTAGTTCTTGCCACTTGCCACATTTATTGCATTGGATTTGCCAAACTCTTTGGTCGCTTGCTAAATAGGAGGCGTGAACCCCCTTGTTAGGAAGCGTGGGGGTAGAAATTTCCCTTTTCCATTTTAGGTCTGAAGCTAAAAGCCTTTTCTCTATAAAGGGAACGTTCTCTTCCAAAAAACGATTTCTCTCATCCATATACACAACATCTGCATCGATTGTTATAATCTGTTTTTCGTTGTGAGAACCACGAAAATAGACATACCCTTTTCCTATTCTTTTCAATCCCAATGTGCCGACCTTTTTCCCCTCCACATTTTCTACTTTATCTGCAAGGTAATCGGATAGGCCGAGAACGGGGTTTACCCTTGCTTGGACAAACTCTTGAAGCTGTTTTTGAGCAGGAAAAACATAGAGGACAGTCCTTCCTTTTTGTTCTGCTAACCAAACTGCTTCGGAAATAGATCTCTCGCTCAACCCCATCTGTGAAGATTTCATATAAACTATTTCAGGGGCTTGGTCGGTATAAATCTGTTTTAGGTATTTTCTATTGGAGAATTCAAGTGGCTTGCCCTTGGCGGTCAGCCACACGGCCTTAACCCATGTAAAATAATCGGAGAGCTTTTCATCCTGAAGCTTCTGGTTGGCTATCTGAAGCAACTTTTTTTCTAGTACGCTTAACTCGCTCTCGTTTAAGTTCTGCAATAAGTTTGAGAATTCCTTCATAATCCAAGTCCTCTATCATTTTATCTAGGTTGGTCTTGGGACCACCAATGTTAATTTGAGTAAGGGTTTGTTGTCGGGGAGAACCAATCCCCAAAGCCTCCCTTTCTTCTTTTAAACCAGCTGTTACCAACCTTCTTGCCTCCTCTATGCTTTCCACCTCCTTTTCTCTTAGAGTAGCAAGACCCTTAAGTTGCATGAAGCGAGCTGTTCTCGCCTGCCTCATGCGAATACTCGTTATGTCATTGATGTCCTTTTTAAGAATTTCTTTGGTTGACCTTTCTAGGGCTTTTTTACTCATCTCCTTCTTATCCTTTGCCCATCCTTTTACCTTATCATCAAATGCCCACCCCGCAGGGATACCCTTTTCCTCAAGAAACTCTTTAACAGTAAGCCATTTACCTGCTAAAAACTCTGCTTTTAGCTTGTCCCAATCCCATTTCCGTTTAGCCATTTATTTCACCCTCTTTCTTGGGCTGTTTCTTCTTATAAAAATCCAATAGCTCTATCAACCTGTTTTCATCGGGTTTCTTGCCGAAAAATTTAACTGCCTTATTATAATTTGCCTCATCTTTAAAAACAAACTTGAGTAGTAACACCCCCTTGGGAACATCGTAAAGGTTGGCCATCTTCTCTGCTGTTTCTGTGTCTATACCACTTCTCGTTAGCTGTTCCTCAATCAGGCCCCTTTCGGTTTCTATGTCAAAATCTGATTCCTTTTCTAAGAACTTCAACATGCTATCAATTGCTCGTGTGCTTTCAGGCAAAAGTTCCACAAAGGATTTGTCCTCGAAGTCTTCAGACAATTCCTTTATTAGCCTTGCTCTTTTATAGATATCATCCGTCCCCCTTAGTCGGTTGACTGTGGCCAAAAATATCTTCATTTCTTTGTCGTCAATATCCCAAATTTCACACTTAGCCTTTTGGTAGCCCAATTCCTTAAGTACCTGTAGCCTCACATGCCCATCCAGTAGTTCATATCGGTTTCCTTTGGGCCTAACAATTAAGGCGGGGTAACGCTTGGTTCGGGCAATATTCTTTTTAAGTTTGAGGAATACTGATTCGTTTGCCTGATTGGGGTTTAGGGGATTCGAGTCTAATTTCTTTAGGGAGATTAATTTTAGCTTTGGCTCTTTCATCTTCTAGTTCATTATATACTTTCTGAAACAATTTGTCCCATTCTTTGGCAATTATATCCCATGAATATTTTTGTATCCAATTGTAAGCTCTGTCAACTATCTTGCTTGTTTTGTCGGGATTGTCATAGGCCCATATTAGTTTCTGAATCGCATCCTCTACATTAACAAGGGGTCTAACTCTTTCAAAATCTTGGACACCATAAGTCGCCCACTCCGATTTGGTACTATAACACATTACTGGGATACCCCTTAATTTTTCGGCAATTTTGTCCAAATCAGAAATATCATCTTCTTCGTCATATCCATATAGTTCTCGATGAGAGGTATTATTGGGGGCAACAACAAGCGTCTTGGTTGCAAATCCCTCTAGGTTGTAGAAACCCACCCCCTCACCAAGGCTTGTCGAAAGGATAACATCTGATGCATTATAAATCTTGTTCAGGGTTTCGATAGGGTAGCCAATGTTGGCTGAAAACTTAGCAGGGACAGCCCAATCTTCTCCTAATTCCAAATCCCAATTCCTTGCATATTCTCTTAATGAACCCCACGCATCTGTTTCTTGACAATGAAGATAGAGAAAAGAATCGGGCCTTCTCATTTTGAACTCTTTAAAAACCTGCATTGTTCTTGGCAAGTCTTTTCTTAGTTGATTCCTTGCAATGGCTGTTACCAAAAATGTTTCTTCCTTTACCTTCCCTTCAAAATATTTGTCCCGAAACTCTTTTCTTTTTTTGGTTGAAAGAGGGAAAAAATCCCGAAGGTTAACTCCATGATAAATTACCCCCACCCTCTTCCCCACCTCCGTTGGATTAGACAACTTAGAATCGGCTTTCTCTATTTCCCTTTTGCCATATTCTGTATAAGCAACGGGGTAGTCGGCTATGCTTATTCCATCTTCTACCCAGTTTTCTCGCAAATAGGAATCGATTGGCCAATAGCTTACTATTTTGAAATGCCAATCGGGGGGTAGCTTCTCCTTGGTTGTTTCCCGAATTTCTTTCAAGACAGCCATCGTTCCCCTATTAAAAACACTAAGGGGGGCTGTAAGAACAAAGGGGTCATTCAGAGTAAAAACGATGTCCCATGGAGGCTTAAGGTCTGTATCTTTGCCCAACAAGCTGGCTACCAGCCTATCTCTACCGAAATAATCCCCCTCCGAAATACCCACTCTTGCGGGGTAAATTCTATAAGGATACTTGTCGGGATTTTTCCATCCACCCCTGTCGTTAATACCGATAATGTCAATATCGTACTTTCCTGTTCTGGCTAGTGGAGTAAATATCCCCCTAATTACTGTTCCAAAACCCGTAGCAACAGCAGGCGAATCACCCCAAACTAATAGCTTAATTTTCCTTTCTTTCTTACTTCCTTTCTTCTTTGTTTTAGACATGGGTTTTTATTATGTTGCCGCATTCTCACCCAGAGCAGTCCAATTGTTTACTGTTGAAGCCGATGAAGTTGATGTTGTTGCCAATGAATCTACATTAACAATGCCTGCCGTTGTTTCTGCGTCTGTGAAAATCGCACCTGCCGTTGTTCCTGTGTCTACGAAAACCGAAGGTATCCATGCTCTACCTATTCCCCGATTCGTCGTTCCCCAACCCCCAACCCTAGCTCGAACCCTAGCTCGCTTACCACATATCCTGCAAACTTTCGCAACCCCACCCGCAACAGTGCGCATTTCCCATTCGTGTTCTCCAAGAATTTTGTGCATCACCAATTTTCTGCTCTTTTTAATCATTCCAATCTATTTTAAACAAATTACTTGCAAGTTGTCTACCTCTTATCATGGCGTAAAGGGTTCCTTGTATTTGAAACGGATAGGGTCATCGTTGGGAGTTACCCTATTGTGGGGATCCCACCCCCACTTTCTCTGAAAATAAATCCTGTTTTCCTCATAGCTCTTAGCGTTCTTCCTGTTTAACTCACTATCTGTTTTTATTGTTCTTGAACCAAAATGATAAAAGAGGGCAGAAGCGGTCTTGGCCGCTTTGTACCCCGCTCTTAAAATGCGATTGTGCATATCCCCATCTTCGAAATAGGCAGGGCCAAAGTTTTCATCAAAAAATCCTGGTAGTGGTTCTTTTTCCCCATCTTTTTCTTTTAGCTTTTCCACGAAGCTGGGCTTAACCATAAAGCACGAAAAGTGGGGGTGTTCGTCAAAGCTTTTTCTTGGTACCGCCTGTTGGAGCGTCCTTAAATCGTTGTGTTCTGAGGCTGTCCACATAATAAATTCGGGGTGTTCTTCTGCGAATTTCACCAAGTTGTTTATACATAGTGGGTGGAAAACTAAGTCATTATTGGAAACAAGAATGTAGTCTACTTTCTTTCTATAAATACCCATTTCTAAAGCCAAATTCCACGCAGAAGCAACGTTGTTGCCACGAGGATTAGGAACAACAAGTCCAACCCCTTCGAGTTCTTTCTTGAACTCATCCTTGCAATAATTTTTAATCAAAATAACCTCGTGTTTATGGGAAGTCAAAATCGAATCCACAGTTTTCTTGGTAAATTCCAAGTGAAGCTTGTTGCTAATATAAACTGGTATTCCAATTACTATATTTGCCATTTATCTTTGGTCCAATAATCGTTCCATTACCCACCTCGTTTTGGGAACCCCCCACGGTTGTTCCTCAACTATCGTTTTTATTTTATCTATCATAAATTCATAAACACTAAGTTCGTCCATAATAACTATTTCGAGCAGGGGGAAAGATACTGCCCATACTTTATTCTCCTTTTCCATTCTGACCTGTAAAGCATCTCTTAGTGTATCTTGGAGCAACATAATTTCATAGTCAGGGAAATATACTTTTAGGTTCCGCAAAAGAATATTCTTGTCATAGCATCCTATTTTTGCAGTAGATACCATTTCTTTAAAACGAACATTATTAGATTAACTCCAAAACTTTGTTATGCAATCCAACAATATCCATGTTTTCATTCTTTGGTTCAATTCCCTTCCCTTTAATAAAATATATCCCCCAATCATGGTGTCCCCCCTGCAAATCCTTTCCTCCTCCCACAACATTTGCCCAGTGGCTAACCCTGC